TCGTCTTTTAAAGCTAGTAATACGTTATTCATTCTTTATGATCTATTATATCACTTATTTGGTCAAATAAAGATTTTTGAGTTGAATTATCTTTTAACCGCCTAGTTCCTTTAATTTTTGTAGTTTGTCCTTCTAAAGTTTTTGTAACCTCTTTAAAGGGACCACCACCATACCTTATACCTCTTAATAAAGGTAAACCTTCTCCGTAGAACATTAGCTTTCTTAATTCTTCTAATCTTTTCTTTTCATTCTTTGATAATTTACCAACCTTTTTTTCATATTCTAAATCTTCTATTTCTTTTGCCCACCCTTGTCTTCTTATTTGAGCTGGAGTAGGAGAAGTAGGTTCATTAGAAAAATCACCAACTTTTACTTGTTTTGCATTAAGTTCATCTAACTGAGCAGCAAATAATGGATCATCGTTTATTTCTCTAGATAATCTTTCGTACATAGTTTCTGTAACACCATCTGCCCATGTAACTTCGATTTTTTTAGGTCCATATCCTTGAGCAAATGCTCTAGCATCTTTACCTGATAAACCTGGCTTAACTAACTGACTATATTCTAATTCAGTGATATTTAATTTCTTTAGTATAACATCTAGTGCTTCTTCAGTTATTTGAGATTCTGGACCCCATATTTTATAATATGCTTGCATTAATTCAGCAGTTCTTTCAGTAGCTCCGTTGACATAATCAGCATACTGTTCTACTACTCGTCTGACATCTGGATGATCAATTGGAAGACTTTCCCAGCGTTTTCTTAATGGTGAGTTTAGTTCTCCTATAAGACCAGTTAAGTATTTATTACCTATTCTTTCATTCATCCACTTATGGACGAGACTATGCACTTGTGTAGGGATTAAATTATTATTTAAAGGACTGTTTCCAGAATGCACACCCTTATTAATTAACCAAGATTCAATAATCATACTTTCAGCTCCAGACCTACCTTCATGTAAGGATACCCCAGATTTAACTATATTATTATGATGAGCATTCAATTCACCAGTTGTTATATGTCTGTAAGCTTTCTTTAAATCTGCAGTAGCTTCTTCAGTCCATTTATTAAATTCGATCCCAGACATAGTGCCAGTACGTCTTTGCACTAACGCAGCTGCAACTCTATCTAGTTCTTCAACATTAGTTATAGGAGCACCTTCATATATAGCTTGTTTTTCAGTTAAAGTAGATTTCTTTACCTTACCTTGACGAAGTTCATTACCTTGAAAATCATACTTTTTAGCAATATCATAAGTTTCTTCAGTTATAGAGCTACCCTTAACTTCACCGAATGGTACATCTTGACCTTCCCAACTTTTATACGGTCCATCTTGAGCTTTATTAAAAATATACTGATCAAGAATATTCTTATTATTAGTTTGTTTATCAAGCGTAGAAAACCTAGTAATAGTTTTGTGTCTATTATGAGTTTCTAACATATTTTTACTGTAGACATCCTCAATAATACTTTTATATCGTTTAGCAGTAAAACTCTTACTTATCTTTTTACCTTTCGATACCCCTGTTAACGGTATAGCTGGAAGTAGAAAGTCTGCTGCTACTTCACCTGCTTCTATTACACTAGGAGCTAATCCAGTCTGAATACTTAGTTCTTTTTTAATAGGTTCAGCTACAAAATTATAAGCTTTACCAGCTGCTATAAAAGGATCTAATGGACCAATTCCACCATGATAGTTTTCTTCTCTTAACTGTTTATTCCACTCTTGTATACCAGTAGCAGCTTCAGATACACCTTGTTCAAATCCTTGTCTTTTATCTTCAGGTATTCGTTCATATTGGTCCTGTATAAATTCACCAATATTAGACATAGTTTCCTTGCCTATAGTGCCTTCTTTCCTATCTTCAGGTTTAATCTTTAAGAATCTATGTGGAGGTATCATTGTTACTTCCTCTTAGCTCCACCTCTAGCTCTGTTAGCCTTACGGCTCTCTGCTTTGTACGAACCGTCTGGTTGTTTAGAAGCGTCTACACTAGAGGATCTAATCTTTAAACTTGCTCTTGCTTTAGAGTGTTCTCTTTTGTATGCATTAGTATGAGCATACTTACCGCCAGGACTGTTATCTTTAACGTGTTTAGCCCTTGATCTAGGGTTCTTCTTGTAGTGCCTAGCTGTTTTTCCTAGTTCTGCCATAGAGTCTATGTTGTACGAGTTCTGGGTCTACTTTAGGTATAATTGAAGCTAACTTATCTAAAGGCGTACCATCATAGGCAATACCAGTAATATCGTTAGTTTTTAGCCAATCACACGCTGCTTTTAAGTCTTGGGTAGTAGCCTCGCCACTACGAACCCTCTTAAGGAATTCTTCAGTGACGAGGTTATGAAGTTCATCAAACTTCTCTTCTTTGGCTTTAGCCATTCTTCTTCTCTGCTTTCTTCTTAGCTTCTTGTCTTTCTCTTATTGAATTGGTTTTTGAACCGTCTTCGTTGTAAGTTGTAGCCATCAGCTTAATAGTTTAGATTTTACAATTTCTAATGCTTGGTCATCTAATTTATTGTCAGTTCTAGCAACATATGCTTCTAGTAGATCTACTACAAGCTTCTTTACTGAGTCTGACTTCAAGAAGGCGAAAAGGATGGGCTTGATAATTAGGATCATTATTCTTCAGTAGTGGTTTTCTTGGATGTTTTCTTAGCGGGTTTTACTCCGTCTTTTTCAATGATGCGTGAAGTTTTCACTTCAGGTAGAAGATCGTTTTGACCATCTAGGTTAGGAGTTGTATCTCCTCTTTGTAGAGTTAATGAACTCATGTTACATGTTTCTTTAGGTTTACTCCATGGCTTATACCATGGTGGCGGTGGGGTTTTACATTTAACTACTTTATTAACAGCTTTCTCCCACGTCTTTATAGGTATAACATCACTACACATTTGAGATACACGAGTATTAGGCATTAGCATAAATCCTTTCTGTTGCAATTCTGCACACTTTAAAACCCTAACTAATTCATAATCTAATCTCATCTTCTCTTCTTGTCGAGATGCAATACTACGGCACCGTTTTAAACCTTCACGGTCTAAAGGTACCATAAAGTTGAGTTGACCTCCCCAGTTTTCAGCCATTGTGTAGCTGGAGGGTCTCATTCCATCTTCATCTATATCCCATGGTTTAGTATGATTTCCCATATAGAATGGAGAGAATGTCATTGTAGCTCCATTGCAGCTTATATGTGGACCGTAATGCTGTCTAGACGGTGCTCCATTATTCTGGAATTGCACCGCCTGATTAGTTACATTACCTGTCGCAGCTGCAACTGGATTAGACACATTGTTCTCTTCAGCTCTTACTGGAGCTATTGAGAGAAGACTGATAAGGATACCGTAGTAGCAGTAGTGTCGATTTCTCTTTCTATTTCTGTTACTGATAGTACTTGACTGGCTGCTCTTGTCACTATTTCTAGCTCGAAGGGATCTCCAGCTGTGTGTAAAGTAAATACCGAATCTGAATCGGCTACACCTCCTGATGAGGCTGATGTATGGGTTATGTTTTCCCCAGTCCATTTGCTTAATGCAGACCCATAGGTTGTCGTAGTTATTTCTTCTACGATCTCTTGAGTCGTTGTCGTTGTTGAATTCATTGACCCCTGTGTAAAATTGGGAGTCACTAATTCTGCTCTCACTGCCGTGGGTGATGCCAGTAATAAGAGTACTAGCCATTTTTTCATTCTTCCTTTTTCTTAGCCATAGGACAATCGACGGATTTACCACCGCCATTTTTATTACCAGTAGTCAAGCCAAAAGTCGCAAGTGCTCCAGTAAAGACACTGGCAACAAAAGTTATATCTGAGTTACCAGCTTTCTTAATCATTGGTATTTCTACATAGTTCATGGTAATTATAAAACCAGACCAAACTACTACGCCAAGCCTGACAAATGTACCGAGAACTTCTATTTGGTGTTCTTTATCCTCTGCTACTTCTTTAAGTTTTCCGAGGATTCCTTTTTCTTTTTTCTTTTCTCCTTCCATTTATCAATTTTACCTTGGATAAATTTCTGTAATTTCTTTTTAATCTGATCAAAGAATGGTGTAGCTAAGGTGGTAGTTGCTACAGCTGCTACAGCTGCATAGGTAGCAGTTGCTACTACTTCAGCAGTTGGTAACGGCATCTGTATATCTAATACAGGGATTTGTACTTGAGGAGGTGGTGGGGTTTCCTCTTGCGTTTCTTCTTTCTCTACCCCTTCAGGAGCCTCCAGATCACTCGGAGGGATTACCATAGGCTTATACCCTGGAATACGAGCTTCAGGCGGCTTAAACTCGATTTGCATCGTAGGTAGAGGTTTAGGAGTTTTAGGTAGGTTTATTTGCAATTAAATGTGCTTTAAAGTCTGCTTTGACTTGATTTGTCCACGCAGCGTTGCAGATTGCCTGAACATCTGCATCCTCGCCCGATATGTTTGTATCAACTAGGTTATCACTTGCATCAAGTGTTCCAGGGTTTAATACTTTTCTATGAAAGGAACGGGTAAGTTCTGTACCATCTTCTTTGATGACGGTTGCAGTTCTTACCTGTATGTTCCATTTGTTAACGACTTCAATCTTATCGTTGACTAGTTCTTTTGTGATTGCCATTTAAGGAAGCTCTCCGAGCTAAATAGGTTTATGGCGTAGTTTTGAGACGTGCTAACGGTCTATACTTATGAAACGTAGAAAGAAAAAGCACCTGTAATATTCACTGTTCCACTAGAACATAATTGCGCTCCCGTTAAATAACTTGTACTTGTTGTTCCTTTAACACCTTGCCATATTGAACCTGCACTTCTAAAACGTGCCGTTGTCTCAGTTATCCCTGCATTATGACCACCATTTACTACAACCCAAGTTGATCTTTGACCATTATCATTTGAATCAGCAGAAGAAAATGGTAATCCATTGAGGTCTATTGTATTTGATTCGTCTATCCCAGTAGCATCAATGACAACAGTACAAAAAACTTGTCTACCAATTTTTGTATATCTACCAAATTGAGTTTGGTAAGTCACGCTATCTAATCCACCAAAAGAAGGAGTCCAATCGCCTTCTTCATAATCTGAAAGAGCATTCGCCGCTGCAGAATCGCCGTTAAAAGTAATACCTCCAGTACTGGGTATTCGGATTTTTTCTGCAACTGTACCTGCATTATTTGTATAAAATGCTAAAAAACTTGCAGCTCCACTGGCACTTGCTGTCCAGTTAGTATTGTTTTCTCTTCCAGAGATAATTCTTGTTGATAATCTATAATCTTGCCAAGCGTTTACATCACATGTAGAACTTGCGTTAGAAGTTGCAGCGTTGACTATATTCATACTGGTATTACTACCAGTGTTAGTTCCTTGAATTTGAAAAGCTGCTGCTGTTCCTATTGATCCGTAGTTAGCAGAAGAACCGACACCTAGTTGACTTCCATCAAAAGTAAGATTTGCCTCACCGTTTAGACCAGATCCTGTACCTGTAACGACTCTATTGTTAGCGTCATTAGCAAATGCAAGTTGAGTGTTTGTATCTGTTGGAGTAACCCATGAGTTATCTCCTCTTAAGAAGGTGGAACTAGATGCTGTACCAGTGGCTGAGAGTTCAGCAACACCTACAGCATCATCAGCTAGGTGGGCATTATCTATAGACCCATCATTATAATGTTCTGAGTCTATAGAGTTATCGGCTAGTTTTGTTTCATCTATTAGATCAGCTGTTAAACCATCAGCTTTTATTTTTGTTAATGCCATTAGTCTGCTGCCTCTGCTGTGTTACCTGCTGCTACCCATTCTAGATACTCTTGGTAGTCTCTGTTTGCTGGATCAAATGGAATAGAAAGACACATAGAATTTTTATATGTCATTACTATTCTTGCTTCTGACTTTGTAGGATCTTTTAGTAATTTATATATTGGGTTTGTTGGAAATGCCATAATTAAAGTTCCGCATTAAATCTAAGTTTACAATTAGTTGTTGAAAAAGTACGAAGGATGCCGCAATCTCCAACAGTAACGCTAATTGTACCTACCCAGGGATAAATAAAAGCACTTGATGTACCTGCGGAAGAAAGGACGTTTTTGCTAGACGGATGTGAAGTAGCACCTATTAATACATTATGAGAACTTGCATTATCATTACTTTCTAATGTTGGTTTCGCTCTCATTTGCACTCTGAAAGGTATATAACTAAATACATAGCCAGAGTTGTAGACACTTCCAACACCATAAGCAGTGTCATTCTCAGGGAAACCACCTAAATGATCGTAATAATACCTCTGACACCTAGCTAATTCATCACCATACGATCGATGTTCAAAGTCAGTGGCAACGTCTCCTACTTCTAACTGAGCACCTGTTAATTCAAATGTTGCGTCATTTGTTGTGTACCATGTTGAAGTGTTATCTGGAGTTCTTACACTGGTATTATAAGCAGCCCATGTATTCAAAGCTATAGAGGTACCAGTGGTATTTGTTCCTCTAAACAAAAGGACTCTTATCTGCAACCCTGCGTCATTATTATTATCAAATTGCAAGTTGGAATTACCTGGAATTTTTTTAGTTATCTTTGTCCAAGTATTAGCAGATAATGAACCAGTTTCCATTGGATAGTTTTGTGTTGTTCCATCTTTTGTTGTTAGATGAAAATAAAAATTCTGAGCTACACTTGATTTTACCCAAAAGGATAAGGTCACATAACTACTTGTAGAAGTATAGTTCCAACCGCTATTTGCAATATCTTGGGATTCCCACTTGTAATCATAAGATATATAATCACTAGCACCTGCACCACCTGTTTGATTACCATTAACAGTTTTTAAACTTTTTCTAAAACCTAATTCATAAGGTGTAGTTCCTGATGCAATGTCAGCTTGTGAAAAAGTTGGTGCTTCATTCACACCAGATCTAAAATGTGACCACCTATCTATAGTGTGCATACCATGATCCGTTGAAGAAGTTCCTCTTTGAGCAACTTGCATTGCACCATTAATGGTTAAATTTCTGTTACTTAGATTATTAGTAGCCTTAACAGTACAAGTTCCATCAGTTGCTAAGGTAACAGCATCGCTTGATGCTCCTGTGTGGCGTATTGTATTTACTTTTAATGTACTCATTTTATTGTTATTTGAATAATTTTGAAATGTACTAAAGGTCTAGACATAATATGTAACATGGAAATAAATATATGATGTACTTCCACAATGATTCCCATTAACAGTATTCCAACCGCTATCTGTAATATGATATAAACGAAATTCCGCTACACCAGGCTTGACATAAACAACGGTTTCATTACCACCACTTAAATTTACATTTTCACTCATAAATCCTCCTGCACCACCCATGCCGTGAGCATTAGATGAAGAAGCAAAAGGTAAGCTAATCTCAACTGCACTACCTGACGATGTACTAGATGGGTCTTCTACTGCTCCCCAAGCATTAACTAATCTTCCTACTTTCACATAATAACCAAAGACAGAAGTTTCTCCACTCCACGCATCAACAGCTGGCGTGTATGAACCTTCTTCATACTCGTCAAGAGCATTCGCTTCTGCTGTATCAGTCCCAAACTTAATACCATGATTATCTAATCTAACTCTTTGTGTATTTGAACTATTTCTTACCTGTATTAATCCGTTACTATCCCCATCCATTTCTAAACGAACTACATCTGTATCTGATCCGCCTCCAGTTCTTGATAAATTAAATCCTACTGTACTAGCAGCAGTATGTACTTCAATAGCTCCTCGTATTCCACCTGCATTTTTAGCTCCTATTAAAATTCCATTTGATGTTGAACCATCGGCACCTTCTAAAGATAACTTAGTTGATGGACTTGCTGTATTAAGACCAACATTTCCAGAACTATTAGCAGTTACAAACGATCCGTCACCTGCGTAGTTGTCGTTTAAATTAATTGTTCTATCAGCAGCAGGATTTGATTGCGGAGCTGCGATGCTCACGCTATTCCCACTTGCGTGGGGTAATTTTATTTTACTCATTTAGGGTATTTATCCTTTGTTTCTTTGATTTTTGCTTTCCAGGCATCAACACCTGAATGGTAAATTAAATCCAACTGGTCGACCACAGTAGGGTATTCGGCTGCTCTATCTCTTTGATATTTTTTATTATCATAAGCTGTTTTTAGTTCTGCTAGTTTTGCATCTATTGCAGAATCAGAAGGCTTTGTATCTCCATTGTCTTTAATAAATTCTAATACATCCCCTTTAATAACAAATTCAGCGTTAGGACATAATGCTTTTATAGCAAAAAATTTAGTAGGTTCCATTATCCTGCTACCTCCAATAATTGTATAGAAGCTGGATTGCTATCAACTTGAAAATAGATGTGTCCGTTATCTCCTGTTGATTCTGGTCTTCCTTGTGTTTTATATGTCACAGCACTTGTTGTACTAGGTGAATCTAAATAATTAATACTAATAATACCTCTAATATCCATTCCAGTGGCTCCTATGTTCCCTAGTATGTTCGGCCCCCAAGCCCATGCGTTTGCACAAGATAAAATAGCTGTACTATCTCTAACAAGTTGCCAAGCGGCTCTTGGTTTGACAGCACCACTAATATCGTCTTTCCATACATAGAAAGGTTGGTGTACTAAAATCAAAATCTTATTACTAGAAGAGCTAGGAGTTATAGAAGCTGACAAAGTACTATCTGTCATGCTTGCCGAGTTGACTAATGTTGAAGTTGTTGAAGCTTGAGTTACAACTTGAAGTATTGCTCCTGCTCCTCTCTTGGGTGCTGTCACTGCATTAGCAGCAATCATATCTGTATCTACTATTCCATCAGGTAAGCCGCCTACAGAGACTCCTGTGACGGTACCGTTTCCATTAATTGTAATTGCCATTAGATTACCGTCCAAGATTCACCAGCACCAACCGTTACGGTGATACCAGAATTTATAGTTATAGGTCCAAAGGAACCTGCGTTGTAATTGTTTTGTATAGTGTAGTCATGGGTAACTGTTTGTTGGTTTTCCCAGAAGACACCATTACTATTACTATTACCACCTGTTGCTCCAGCTGCAGCTAGTTCCCATGTCATCCCACCTGTATTACCAGATTGAGCTGTTAGGACGTAACCGTTAGTTGGTGCATTAGATATTTGTAGTCTAGCTTCATCAACAGAAGCATCAGCTATTTTAGCTTGTGTTACTGCATCATCAACCATAGAAGCTGTTACAACAGCATTTGAGGCTAGATGTTCTGCAGCTACTGCATCGTCAGCTATCTTTGTACCATCTATAGCATCAGCTGCAATCTTAGCAGTTGTAACTGCAAGGTTCTGCAGTTTAGCTGTAGCTACAGTATTATCACCTGGAGTAGTAATAGTTAAAGCAGATCCAAACTGTACAATAAATACACTGTCACCACTAGCTAGGTTAGATCCAAATATAATAGTATTAGCGTCAACAAGTGCGAATCCCTCACTAGGAGCAGATGTACCTGTATTAGCTTTCTGTACTACACCGTTAATACTAACAAGTAGTTGAGCTGCACTAGTTACACTAGCTGCTGAACCTGAGTTACTAGATTCTCTAAGGTCATATGTAGCAATACTACCATTTAAAGTAGGTGCTCCTGATCCTCCAGCTGGACAAAGGAATAGATATTTAAAATCTCCAGTAGATGTAACTTCTTTAAATGCTGAAGTAGCTGAGTCATAGACTTTCATCTTATCAGCATTTGTGTCGTATATTAGATCACCTTCATCATTATTAGATCCAGGTTCTCCAGCTACTACACGGTATCTAGCTGCAAAATCGTTTATATCATTACTTAAGCTAAGTAGATCAGCTTCTTTAAGTGTTGCTTTGTGGTAGTTATATATCTGACCAGAGCCAGTAGAACTAACCATAAATGCTACTCCATTATCAACAGTAGAACTGTTAAAGTTAGAAGCTATGTTATTAATAGTTACTGTTGAACCACCTACAGTTCTACCTGTAGTACTAGTACCAGATCCATTAACAACAAGACCACCAGCATCAGCTATAGAGATAACTACACCAGCTGCAGGTTGAGTATTAGGGAATGCTGCATCTGTTGCTATAACTTCTAATCCCCCTATTGGAGCAAGTTGAGCAGCAACATAATCGACAACAGCTCCACTAGTAGGGTATGCGGCATCAGTATCTGATATAGTAGTTTCAACAGACTTACCATCGACCACCGTATTAATTTCGGCAAGAGTCGCAGTAAGAGTAGTACCAGCTGCCAAAATACTTGCAGTACCTGTTTGCATACCAGCAAGCGTTGTGAGTTCAGCATCGGCTATCTCTGAGGTTGTAACGGAGTTAGCTGCTAAATGTTCAGCACCAATAGCATTGTCTGCTATCTTAGCTCCAGTTACAGCATCAGCTCCTAGTTTAGCTGTAGTTACAGCACCATCAACTAGTTCACTGGTACCTACAGAACTATCAGCCATCTTAGCTAATGTGACTGCATTATCTACTATAGAAGCAGTTACAACAGCACTAGAAGCTAGTTCATCAGGTCCAATAGCATCATCTGCTACTTTAGCTTGAGTAACTGAGTTAGAAGCTAGAGCTGTAGCATCTACGGACCCTGCTGCATAATGTTCAGAATCTATAGAATCTGCTACTAAATGTTCTGAATCAATAGAATCATCAGCAATCTTAGCACCAGTTATAGCATCTGCTGCTATCTTAGCTGTAGTAACCTGTAAGTTTGCTATATGAGCTGTATCAATAGACCCGTCTACATATTGTTCTGAGTCTATTGCATTATCTGCTATCTTTGCATTAGTAATTGCGTCTGCTGCTATCTTAGCTGTAGTAACTTGAGAATCAGCAATGTGTGAAGTATCTATACTACCATCTACTAATTCCGAAGAATCAACAGAGTTAGCAGCAAGCATTGTCGCAGTAACTGTACCAGTATCTCCAGTCGTTACCACCGTACCTGTTACGTTAGGTAAGGTGATTGTACGATCTGCAGTAGGGTCAGCTACTTTAAGAGTAGTCTCATATGCATCATCTGTAGCACCTTCAAATATAAGGTCTACGTCTTCTGCTAATGTGAGGTCTCCAGTCATAGTTCCTCCAGTATTCTGGAAGAATCTACCACCTACCTCTTGGGTCTTATATAAGTTCTGAGTAAAGTTATCATTCAGATCTTCAGATTTAATAGCTGAACCTGGATAGAAGGTAGCTGTTAAATTGTCAACATTCGTTTGTCTAAGTATTTTGATTTTAGCTCCACTTGCAGGAGCACTATTAAATTGTACCGTGGTAGCATTGGCGAATGACCATGCAGTAGTCACGGCTGCGTCAACCTGAACTTCTACGTCAGTTGACTTAAGATATGGAAATGTGAATGAGTAATTGGTGGTGGAGCCATTACCTGTATACGATTGTTCTGTAACAGCCATAATGTTTGTTTATCTGTTTCCTCCAAAGTTTAGGAGTTGTTGTGTTTCTAAGTCTCGTTTTTGTATCTGTGCAGCACCTTTTACATTACCTTTCTTCATACTATCATTTATAAGTATTTGTTTATTTATAGTCTCAACCATTTCTGGATGCTCTTGGAGTAACTTAAATTCTGCTTTTTTCTGAGCATCTCTTACGATAGCATTAATCTCTACATAAACTGGAAGTAGTTGTTTTTTAAGTTTTAAACTATCATTCTTTAAATCTGCATTTGTAGTTCTGTGTGCTCTTAGTTCAGCAATAGAATTGTTAAATTTAGGATTCTTCATTATTCTCTCTATTTGTTTAGAGAGATTCATTTCACCTATATACTTATAAATCTGTTCTCTTTCAGTAGGTGTGTATTCATAAGATCCAGTTGAATCTTTTGTTAATCTACTTAATCCATCATACTGAATTTCTTGTAACCATACTCTCCATGGTTCTCTAGTACCACTTATCTTAAGTGGGTTTATAGAATTTAATATTCTTAGGAATGGGTTATCAATATCATTAACAGGCTGACCTGTCCAAATATCTATTTGATCTGGTAAGGTATTCTTGAATCCAGGTAGTCTATTCTTTATGTAATCCTTGACTTCCCCATCAATATCTTTCTGAGCACTATCTATAGCATTAGCTAAGACACCAGCTCCTCCAGATAGAGGTAAGAATGATCTTGAAGTATTAGCAATTAGTCTATTCCAACCACTCATATCACCGTTAGTAGCAGCGATTAGTGGTTCAAAACCTTGCAGTGGAGTTTCGTTAAGGAAACTGGAAGCTAATGTCCAAGCTAGTTTACCTTCCCAATTAGCCATTGCTGGTTCATTTAAGTCTTTAGAGTAATATGCTATATCTCCCATGATACTTAATACCTGTTCAATACCCCATATACCTTTATAACTAACCCACTTACCACCTATATTAATGGTCTTAGGTTCATAACCAAATTGGTCACGTTCTTTCTTTCTACGTGAAGCATTGTAGTTCCCATTACCTCTGATATTACCTCCCATAGCATATTGATGTAAGGTACCTACCATAAGAGTACTGAAAGCTAATCTTCCTGTATACTCAGCTCTAAGGTTTTCAAAGATAACTTGAGCATTAGGTGTAGTAGCCATGTCTATACCATGCTCTGCTAAAGCTTGTGCTATATCATCTTGAGTTCTAGCATAGATAGTTTTACTATACTTATTGAATCCAGGTATTAGACTTAATGGAGTCCAAGACGCAGATGCTTTAATGTAGTTACTAGATGTTCTAGGGAACATAGCTAAGAACTTAGTTACAGGATAAGCGTTTGTACCTTTATTAATCCAGTTAGCTAAACCATCATCTAAGTTAAGTTGAATTTCTCCAGCTACTGATCTTAAGACATCATCTTTAATTAGACCATTAGCGTCAAAAAAGTTCTTATAGTGTTTAGCTTCTGCTGCATGGATCTTAGTCCAATCAGCAAATCCAAATTCACTAAATACATCATCGTAAGCTCTAACTCTTGAGAGATAATGAGCTAACATAGTAGAAGTATAAGCATCAGGGAATACTAGACCAGTCATGCCATAACGCATAGCTGGATGTCTTCCTAGATCCTTCAGTAAATTAGCTAAATCATATTGCATGATTTTACCATAGTTACCTTCTACTTCCCAACCTTTCCTCATTTCCTCCATAATATCCCACTTCTTATCAGCTTGGAAAGTAAAGTCCTTACGATAAGCTTTGATCATCATGTCTGGATCTTTATGAGCTTTCTTCATCATCTCAAATCCATCACTCAAAGCTCTACGATTAGTTTCGTAGATAGATCCATAATGATAGACAGTTCTTTTCAAACCTTCAAAGTCGTCAGCTACACCCCATATACCATGACCTAATACAGCTGTAATAGGTTTCATGACTAGAGCATATGTGTTACCAACTCCAGCTCTGAATGCTGATAGGCCACTTAAGACGTTGTTCATGACAACACTCCAAGCACCTTTAGCGAATAGATTCAGTTCTTTAGGATCTGGACTCTTAATCATACCCATAGGTGTGACTTGAGAAGCAGCCCATTTATTTAACTTAGCTAAAGTATCTACATCTCCGTTAGTATGAGCATAAGCATCAACTAAAGGACGTAAGAAATGAGGTTTTAGTTTCTTTGTTTCTTTTAGAGTCTCAGTAAATCTTAAGTTTCTAGCATGGATAGCATTTTCTGCATCAGTGAACTCTTTAGTCAACTGTTCTATAACAGTATCTAATTCTTTAGGAGGAACTTGGTCAAACCAGTTCTTGTTTCTTAAACTCCAACCAGATAGATATTTGTTAAGAGCATACTCATCTAATAGGTATTGCATCTTATCAATAATAAGATCCATTACTCTATTTTCATCTACATAATCTCCACCTTGTCTGACAGCATCTGCTAGTGTGGAGGATTCTCTCCCCAAGGTGTCCATAACCCTCGCAGATGCCTCTGAAACCTCTCTTCCGAGGAATCTATCAGTCAAGTCTCTTAGAGCGAATGCAGCGGCTCTCGCTTGCTCTTCGTTCATAACATCAACTTTAAACCTTCCCATCAAGAAGTTCTTGACATCTCTGTTCTCATAGAATAATGCTCTAACATCATCCATGTTTTCAGCAGCAATGATACTTGTGTATATATCCCAAGCAGCAGCATTCATCTGTTTAGAGCTGTACCTAATACCATCTACGACAGCATTAAATCGCCCAGCATCTCTAGTCTCTTCAGCAACACCCATAACAGCACTACGAGAAGTATTGCCTACCATAAGTCCTTTCTCTCTCATAGCTTCCGTCATGATAGGAGCTGGATCACCTTGAGATGTACCATTCTTAATAGCAGTAGTATCTGCCATATTCCTAGCTACATTAGCTGGAGGTACACTTTGTCTTACTTCTGAAGCTGGATCTAATAAACCAGGAGATATATCACCATCTAATTCTAGTTCTAATTGATCTGGATTAGATAACTTACGTCTAGCTGCAGCATCCTGTTCAGCTTGGAACTTAATCTCTTGTCTCTGTAGTCTAGCTTCTAAACCTCTATCCATACCCAGTTTATTTTCAAGATTCATGATCTCGTCCATAATCTGACGTTCTGTTTGTCTGTTGAGTTTACCAGAACTAACTAAAGTATTAAGTCTTTGTAGTTCAATAAGATCATCAGCATCAGATTCTTTGAATAGTTCTAGTTGTTTATAAGCTGCAGCCTTCTCATCTAATGGTTCGATGAAATCTACTGCAGTTTTCATACCATTTCTACCATCTACAAAGGCACCTATTACTGTACCTATTGTACTTAATGCGGTACTTTCATAGAAGTTCTTCTGCTTTCTAACAGCTGGACTATCAGATTCTAAAGTCACAAGTCCACTAGGTAGTGGTACTCTTCCTTTAGGTCCAAATACTCCAGGTAACATATCAGCTACAAATTTAGATGCGTTATGATCCTCACTTGTATCACTCAGTATAGCAACAGTTCCATCAGCTAATCCAAAAGCACCTAATCTAGTTAGATGCTTCATTAACCATGGATACTGATTTACTCCTCTAGCTGCTAATAATTGGTTTGTTGCACTTCCAGTATGTATAGCTGGTAAGACAACAGAAAGAACTTTCCTCATGTTTTGATATAGAGGATTATCTAACTTAGTTTTCTCATCCCATCTATCATCTAACTTATTATACCCTGGAACTATTGTTCCTAAAGCATCATTAGTAAAGTCAGCATAAGCTAATCCTGGTACTGATAAAGCTTGGAAGTTCTGATCTAATTGATCAGTCATTCCTTTTAAACCAGGAGAATGTCCATAAATAGTTTTAGCATTATCTTGTCTAGCTTCTTCGTATTCTGCTAGACCCATACCATGATATTTCTGGTACCAAGCTTCTTTTAGTTTATTTCTTTCATCTTTGAATTCAGGTCTATTATAAGGAAAGATACCAAATTTTCTATCTCTACCGAGATGATACCATTCCTTATACTCCTTCATCATGGTTTCTTCATTATTACCTTGAGCAAGATCAACAGTACTATTACCTATTTCACTACGGAATGGAGCAGCAAATGAACCTTGTACAACTTCTGGTGTAACAACTTGAGTTTCTTCAGATGGTTGATTATCATACTGATCTAACAAAGACCAATCTTCTTCTTTAGTGTTTAATTCCTCTTCCATTATCCTCCTTTAGGTAATCTGTATGGTAATTCTACTTTATTCTTTATTTTCTTTAAATCTTGTTTCAGACGTTCTTGATATATTATACTCATTAAACCTGAACTTTTTATCAATTCAAAAGGAGTAACCCCTAGTGGCATATCTAAACCACCATTTCTTAAATAACCTGCAGAATCACTATAAACAAATCCATTTTCAGTATGCTCTATTTGTACACCAGTGATTTCTGAGAAGATCTGTTCCGTGGTTTTACCTTCTTTTAGTGATGCACGGACTTGTCTTCTCATAGGTCTTTCTCCTGTGTTAGCAAACGCTGCATTGAAATAATTAGTACCATTTTCATTTTGAGGAAGGATATTATTATTTGGTTTATTGTATGTATCGTTGTTCAGAAGAGTAGCTTCAGAACTACCTGATAATAGTTTAGGTGTATCTTTCAAGAAAGTCCATTTATCCTTTTTAGCTTCAATAACAGCATTAACAATCTGTGTAACTGAATACTTACTGTTTGCAGCTGCTACTAATATTGCTTGAGGTACATCAATATCAATGTTCTCGTAATCATCTAATTGACTCAATCGCTTTAGTTGATCTGATAATCTTTTAGCTTGTACTGTATTGATAAATCTAGGATGTTTAATTATATCATTTATACTATCATAATTAGATACTAAAGATGGATCACCTGTAGATATTGAGTCAATAGTATCTTTAGTTAAAGTATCCCAATTACCTTCATTAGCTTCTTCTTCAGTTATAGTTCTTTTACTATAATCAGCCATAACTGTTGTATCGTGATCTTCAAAGGCAGTGTATATCCATTTATTTTTGAATGTTCCGTCACCCCTTGTTCTCGCTAATGGTCCTTTACCAGGAGTACCATCAGCAGCTTCAGCTCCTTCATCAAAGACTCTTTTCAGTTCTGTGTTTGCAGCTGCTATAGAATCTCCTACTGATTGCTTTCCACCTACTCTTGCTTTTTTATAAGCAGCGAGCCATATACTATCTGCTACAAGTGTAGCTTTTTCTGCTGATCTAGATAGTTTTCCTGAAGCTCCAGTTAAAGGATTAGTAGCTTCTATTTCAGTAAATAGAACTTTATTACCTTTAGACACTCCAAAGATACCAGATTGTCCTGTACCTTCTATCTCTCCATAAGCATTTAATTCATCAAGAAGTTTTATTTCTTCTTGTATGTTTGTTTTTTGATCACTACCTTCAATACCACGTAGAAGCCTCATAGCTTCTTTTGTATCACCATCAATTAAAGCTCTTTTAATGTCTACATAAACTTCTGCTATGTTATGATTAGTAGGATCAAAATCAATAAGGAATAAAGCTTGGTTTCTAGTCTCAGCAGTGTGAGATGAATCTTCCATTATCTCATTAATCCATTCTAATCTTTGCTCATTCCAAGGTTTAGTTCCTTTCTCTTGACCTTTTTTAGCTTCGTATGCTTTTACTTTTTCTTTAAAGGTATTTAGTGCTGTGAGACCTTTTTGTTTTTGTACATTTTGAAGGTTACTATGCTGTTTAGCTTTTGCTTCATCAAAATCATTTAAGATTGATTCTGCTCTAACAGGATGTTTCTTATCGAATGGTACTATTTTTTCTCCTTTACCAGTATCAGGTATATCTATAGCTAATATATACTGAACATCTTCTCTACTTAAAGTTTTAATGTTATGATCAATGTATCCTCTTTTAGCTTTATCTAAAGAATCAGCTACAGTCATAGGATGATCATAAGGGTTTGTTATAGTATTTCCAGATTTATGATAACCATTTTTATACTGTTGAGCTAATGCATGGATACCTGATTTAAACTGAGCAGCGTCACTAGGTCTATCGTTTAGAGATAATTTATTTCTAATTTCCAAAGAAGATAGAGTAGAAATTTGCTTTTCTATTCTTTCATCAGTTAATTTATATTGATGAGAATCCCAAAACTTTTTCTTATCTTCTCTACCCATAGCAGAAGCCATGTCAAGTATTTCTCTACCACCTTCAGATTTAGGACTCATTCCTAATCTTTCTAATAATAGACGAGCACTTAACTCTTGTACTTCAAGAGCATTATCATACCCATACTTAACATCACCTCTAGCTTCCCATGCAGCTATAGCATCAGATCTAACTAAACTTTTATTCTCTTTATACCATTGAGCTACTCTCTTTGCAGCCCAATGTGTACTAATTTTAAATGTCTTATCGTGTAATACATTAGCTTGATCTGGATCTAACTCATAGGTATCTTGTTTAACATGTTCCCCTAATTGGAAATTAGCTAGTGTAGCTTGATCAGTAATCTTATTTAATACACCAGACTTTCTTACTTTATCTAGTTCAGCTTCACCTCTTAGCCTATCCTGACCTGCATATACACCTTGAGCTAATTTACTTAAATTCTTTGCAAACTTAGGTGCAAAATCTTTCCAGTAATCAGCCTTCTCTTTCAAAGCTTTAGCTTCGCCTTCCATTCTAGCGACATCAGTTTCAGCAAACTTTTGGAATGCTTCGTATTTACGTGTTCTAGCTTTGTTTTCTAGTTCTTGCTTTTCACGTAGTACGCCTTCTTCAAAGCGATGCTTATTTGATAAACCAGAGATAAACTGATTGTCTATTTCTTTTTGTCTAAGAGCAGCTAATCTCAAAGAATCTATTTGAATCTTTTGCTGCTCTTGTATTCTACTTTCAGAGGCTCGTAAGCCTTCGCCTAGACGTTTGAACCCTCTTCGTTCACCGCCAGGCTTGTATCTGCTTTTTGCCATTGTTTAATTAACCGTATACTTTAAGGCATAGAAGTATCCCAATAATTAGGATTAGAGCTATTCTAAACTGTTTCACCGCCACCACCACCTAAACCTGTACCTCCCGTGCTTGCCGTACCATACGACATCATAGCACCACCTATAGAACCAGCTACATTAGATATAGTCTGACCCCATACCATATCAGCTGCTGTTCCTGGGCTTGCCATGAAACCTCTAACTGGTTGTGGTCCAAAGTCTGATTCAACTAATACTCTAGGCAGTGTATATTCTGCTACAGGTATAGGACGTTGTTTGAGTGGTTCTGGTAATACACCAGGATCTAACATCTTACTTGCAAACGCTGTTAAATCAGCGGATGATTTGTCTCTTATAATTTCTTGTAAAGCTGAATAAGCATTCCGTTCGTTACTATCTAAAGATGCATTCAACATTTCCATTTGCCTACCGTAGTCTGCCATGGTTGCTTGCATACCTTTAACAGCACTTCGACCAGAAGCTGATCTAGCTCTTAATGCACCTTCAGCTTGAAGCATTTCAAGATAAGTTTCATTACGATCAAATCTTGCTTCAGTTTTTGATTCTTCTAATTTAACTATCTCACTATCCATAGCAGATTTAGCTGCCATATTGTTGAGAGTTACTTGGTCTTGGAATATATCATCTGATCTCTTGAATGCCATCTCATTAGATGTTTGTTGTGCATTCCTTATTTTTAATGCATAGTCATATTGATCTTGAGCTGCTGCATCTTTATATGCTCGTACCTTTCCTTCGTTACGAGCCTCTACCATAATACGATCTACAGCTTCTTGCCGTTGAGCTTGAAGCTGTTTCTTCTTCATGTCCCATGCATCTAGATCATATTGCCATCTAGCATGGGTTGCGTGTGCCTGTTGTTCTGCTTGGTCGGCAGCTGCAGAAGCTGCTTTACTACCTCCTATTACATTACCAGCAACTGATACAGCTGCTCCTACAGCAAATGGTACCCATGCTGCCATTAGAATTTCCTCCTATAGAATCTTGGTGAGTAATGACCTTCCCACATCATAGAGTTTAAAGACACTGGAAATGGTGAGTCATTAAATATTCTAAGTTGGAAGTTATCTGTTCTTTGATGTATTGGTATAGAGAATATATTGCTGCTAGATAGAGCTACATCATTAGCTAGATATGTATCAGCTATAGTTGTTGATTCTATGTTATACCATTCATCTAGATATATTACAATCTCAGCACCGTTAATTGGAGCTGTATTGAATGTTATTTGTGTATCTCCTGATACCGTGAATGCTGTTACTTCAGCACCGTCTACTTTAACTTTTATCTGATCGCTATCTGTATAAGATATATCATCTTCTATCCATGAAAATACAGTAGTACTACCGTCACCAGTGTAGGTTTTAGAACCTTGTCTAACACCTGTAGACTTGAGTTTAAACCCTAGACCACCTGATAGACCAACAGCAAACTTCATTCTATTGATAGTTAAGTTAGCAGTATAGTCAGTTATCTTCTGCTCGTCATCTGATCTAAAGTATGTCTTAGGTAAGATTACATCTAGATCATATCTCCAACCTACAATTACATCACTAGCTACACTAGTTAAGTTCTTCTTAGGTACTTTAAAGTATGTACCATTACCATCTGTAGCTACTGTTGGGTTAGTAGAGAATCCAGATTCAACTAGTGCTCCAGATGCAGCTGTACCTTTAATAACTAATACAGGTTTTAAACCAGTTACATTATTCCAAGGTATATAGCATTTAGAGAATTCATTAGTAGAATCCCATACTACTGAAGTTGCTGTAGCATATAGATCCATACATGGGTTAATTGAAGTACCATCATTATTAACTATAATAGCGTCTGATGGACTCTGACTCATACTAGCTTGAGATAAAGTAAACTGACTACCTTGTTTAGTAACAGTGTATAATTCATCTGAATCACTAGCTATAGCTTGTACAGTACCACATGTTTTCCAGTTAAACCAAGACTCAACTAATAATTCTTTACCATCATGGTATGTTCTAAAGAAATAGATATACCTAGATGATTGACTAGACATAGCTAAGAATTGGTTCTGTGGACTAGCTATTAAAGTATCTATTGTAGCTGGTACCCACTCATTAACTACTCTACCTATGTCTAATACAGTTGGTGATTCATCTTGTCCTTTAGTTAACATGTAGAATGTTCTAGTATAACTTGGTGTCTTAGCTATAAAGTGTATGTTTGTACCTATATCAACTGGGTCTACATCTGTAGACATTTCATAGTTAGAAATAGTTCTTACGTTAGCTGTGCTAGGTGTAAGCACACCATCAGCAGCTGACAGTAGGAACTGTTGATTCTTACTGAATAGGATTAAACCCTGAACAGTAGGTAATACAGCATGTAAAGCTGCAGGTCTAATAGTAGAACAACTTACATCTACTGGATCAGCATCAGTTACTATCTGTGCTGATGTATGATAAAAGTTATAGAAGTCTTGAGATTGACTCATAGACACATTATCTTGAGATAAGAATCCTAACCTATTGTTATAAAAGAAAGATTGTTCTATCTTAGATCCTACAAAACTAGGATGTGAATTAGTTTTATCATCTCCTACTATACGATCAATCCATGTAGCTTGTCTAAATGTAAAGTTATTGAGGGATGTATTGACTAACTCATGAGGCATTGTGGCTGAATCTAATCCTGCAGATACAGTAGGGTCTCTTGTTTCACCCCAGTAACCTGGACCAGATGTACCATTATCAGCTTCAAACTTAGCAAAGTATGTATCATTAGTAGATGATGTATTCTGTACTTTAACTGTATGACCATCAAAAGATTCTAATGGTAATTGAGATACATTATCTACTTGATCTTGAAAGACTCTCATAGATGAACCAGAATCACCACCACTAGCTTCAATAGTTATAGTAGAGTTACTGTCTGTTAAATGTAGAGATTCAAGATATTGTGTTGTTGTTAAACCAGATACACCTAAGTTATCTATAGCAGTTTTAAACGCAGCTAATATACTAACGTAACTTGATCCTGTATTAGATGTATGAGTTATAGTAGTACCATTAAGTATAACTTTATACTCATTACTTAAAGGACTACCACTTAATACTATAGTAGCTTTTCTGTTAGCATTGAATGTAGGAGCAGCTTGAGCAGCTACAGTATGTAAATTATTAGTTATAATAGATGTATCCTGTACAGTTAGTACCTCATAATTAACTCTTGCTCCTGTTAAATAATTAACTGCATTAGTAGATGTAGATGTATCCATATTAACAGTACATGCAGTACCATCAATATTCCATATATCTATATCACCGAAACCACTATTAGGTTTAGGTTTAATACATCCTATATACTTCTCATCTGCAGTTCTAGCTATGTAGAACCATTTAGCATTATCATATGTGGTACCAGTACCTAAGTTAGCAATCCATTTTAAGCCTGGTCTTTTAGTTAAACCAAAGGTAGGGTCAGGATACCCATTTAGGCACTCTGTAACCTGCCCTGGAAGCTTCTTATCATCTGATTGTCTAGATACCCCACCTAGATAATTATCTATTCGTTGGGTTATTGCTGGCATTATCTTCTAAGTGCATGAAATGGTTGATAAGCTGGGTAGTAATTTGTCTGTTCATTTGGATGACCAAATATAGTGAACTGACCTTGTTGTGTTTCGTACTCTAAAGCAGTCGCTCTAGCAAATGCTTCTTGTTGTTGTAGCATTTCATATTGATCTGCATCTCCTATTATTCTTTGAGATGTAATAGATGCAGCTCTAGCTACTATAAATTGTTGTATTGGTTCTGGTATATCTACCCAATCAAATTCCCATACGACATCACACTCTACTTTATCATGGTTAGGCCATGTGTATCTGTGGTTAAACCTATCGTATAGTTTTCCTTGTCTTCTTATACCATCATAATCCATGTTAGAAGTATTCTTAGTCAACTTCAATTGGAGTACATTATTAGGTATAGGAATCTCATCATTAACATCAGGTATAAAATCGTAATGGTTCTCTCTATTGAAAGTCCATCCTTCAGATTGTACTTCCCTTGTTATTTGTAACAACGTATCGTATGCAATCGCAACGTCAGGGTTGGTAGTGTCCAACGTAGTTACAGGTGCCTGACCACATGACGACAGGATTTGATTTATAGCGGGTAATTCTTGAGCAGCGTTAGTGGTTGGAAAAGGCATAATATTAATATAAGAAAAAAGGAGGACTCCTAAGAATCCTCCATATAAACATGTGCTTAGAATGCAGCGTTGCCAGAAGATCCGACAGCAGCACCAGCAACAAGTTCCACAGCAGCAGCTGGGTTTAGATAGTCGGCTCCCATTGCGAGTCTACCGAGTATCACGTCACCTTGGTAAACCACGGAAACGTCACCAGATGTTACTTGAACTTGTGGTCCGATTGCTTCAACTACACCAGCAGCTTCTTTCTGGAAGATAAGTCCACAAGAGTTAGCGAATTCTGTCTCTTCACCATACTCGTTGTTGATTCCAGTTACGTCAGCAGCAGCGTCTTCGACAGCTTCACCAACGAATGAACCTACGTTACCAGGAGATGTTACTCCAGGGTTTGTAGCAGATGCAGAACCGTACTTAGTACCATATGTTGAGAAGAAAGGTATGTTCATAGACTTGTAGATCTTGATACCAGCAATCTCAATGATTCCGTTACCAGACTGCAAGGCTGTACCTTGTGCATCTCTGTTTACAAGACCGTTAGATCCTACAGCTTGGATAAGCTCATAGTACTGTCTTGGGTTAAGTACACCTACACGACCTTCAGAGCTAACGCCCTTCTCGTCTAGTGCAGCTGCAGCATCGTAGAATGCATTGATTAGTGAAGCAGCAACATAAGCATCGGATGCTTGGTTGTTGGTACCTACACGAATCTGTGTTCCACCTGGCTCTACGAAACCAGACTTAGTGATAGGTGATGCAGCTCTAGCTCCACGAGCAATAGAACGGAAGATCAATCTATCATACTTTTGAGCAAGAGCGTATCCAATCTTCTTAGATATTTCTCCCCTCAATTCATAATGAGCCAATGTTTCGTCTAGCTCGTATACGAATGCTGAACTAATAAGTAGGTCATCTACTGTAATAGTCTTCTCAGCTACAGGAGGTGAACCATCACTGTTACCGAGTATGGACTGGCCTGGTACATGGTACTCGGCTTTTGTGTGTCCTGTGTAGATGAACTGTAAACTCTTACCATTTTTAAGAGTTCTCTTCATCACAAGATCCCTAGCTATTGCATTGTGCTGGAATCCTTTAAACATCTCACCTGAAAACAGCTTGAGATATAGTGCTCTTGCGTCACCCGTTGCGTTTGATTGACCTTGACGGGTTAACGAGGCATTACTATGGGTTGCCTGTTGGGCCATTGTTAAATGTTAAATGATATGTACTTTCTTCAGCTGAAATTTTTTTGATCAGTTTTGTTGTGGTCTATCCCACCGTCTAGACGGCATGAGGGTATCCCCGTGGGGGCCAGATGCCAATTAGTTAGAGGTCCGACATTGAGGTGTCTCTAACCTATGATAATTTAAGTGTGCTGTTTCTACAGCAATAAAAAAGGCTAGTAATCCGAAGACCACTAGCCATAATTCATTGATTTTCAAAGCGTTGAAAGAGCCTCCTCTAGGGAGATGTCCTCATCGAACTTTTCTTCTTTCTTTACTTCCTCTTTCACTTCTGGTTCAGGAGAAATCCTTGTTACAAAAGCAGGGGAATGTGTAGCTTGTTGTGCCATTAGCAATAAGTTTTCTTGGTGTATGATACGCCACGATACTTGAGTTTAGTTAGTCTCTTAAAAGCTTCTTGCTCTTTGATGCGAGCTTGGAGTTCTAGTGCTGACATAGTTAATACCTCTAGTACCTAAGCCCCGTTCCATGCTCAGGTTTCATGCGTCCTATAACAGGATGAACGGACGTGACGTTTATTTCTTAGGGGGTCTCCCTTTCTTGGTACCGTATGTACCTTTTCCTTTAGGCATTTTGAATCACCTCCGATGATGTTGATGCGAGATCAAGTGGAAAATTATGAGCGTTTCTTTCATGCATTACTTCCATACCTAGATTAGCACGGTTTAATACATCTGCCCAAGTAGGGACAACCCTACCTCCTGTGGCTAACACGGACTGGTTGAAGTTGAATCCATTGAGATTAAAAGCCATAGTGGAGATTCCCATACTGGTAAGCCATATGCAAACGACGGGCCAAGTAGCAAGGAAGAAATGTAGGCTACGACTATTGTTAAAGCTGGCATATTGGAAGATAAGTCTCCCAAAGTAGCCATGAGCCGCAACAATGTTATACGTCTCCTCCTCTTGACCGAATTTATATCCATAGTTCTGCGAGGTAAGCCCAGTCGTTTCACGAATGAGCGAAGATGTAACAAGACTTCCGTGCATAGCAGCGAATAAAGCTCCACCGAATACCCCTGCAACACCGAGCATATGGAACGGATGCATGAGGATATTATGTTCTGCCTGGAAGACAAACATAAAATTGAAAGTCCCTGCAATACCAAGAGGCATTCCATCACTGAAACTTCCTTGCCCAAATGGGTATACAAGGAAGACCGAGAAGGCTGCTGCCACTGGTGCAGAATAAGCGACACATATCCATGGTCGCATTCCTAGTCTATAACTAAGTTCCCATTGTCGTCCCAGGTATGCTGAGATACCGATAAGAAAGTGGAACACAATAAGTTGATATGGTCCTCCGTTATACAACCACTCGTCGAGGGTTGCAGCTTCCCAGATTGGGTAGAAGTGAAGACCGATTGCATTGCTTGACGGGACAATGGCACCCGATATGATGTTGTTTCCATAGAGTAAAGAGCCAGCTACGGGTTCACGTATACCATCTATGTCAACAGGTGGAGCAGCTATGAAAGCTACTATGAAAGCTGTTGTAGCAGTTAAAAGTGCAGGGATCATTAGCACACCAAACCACCCCACGTAGAGGCGGTTATCAGTGCTAGTAACCCAGTCACAAAAACTCTGCCAGTTGGTATTTGGTTTTGTTAGTGTGGCTGTAGTCATTTATTTAAAAAGAGAATTTTGCTCCTAGCTTTGTGCCGTAGGTGTTGTCAGCATCTTCAACTTGGTTGAAAGATACTTCACCATAGACGCCAAGTTTATCTGTAGCAGAGATAGAGCCACCAAGCTTGCCAGAGAAATTAGACTCTGAATCAACGCCATCAGCAGCATTAATCGTCTTACCACCTTGGACATAATATGCAAGGGAGCCGAGATTGTTTTCATAACCTATGTGTAGGTCAGTTGCTCTTGATGTATAATCAGAGCCAGTGTAGTTAGCGTTTGTTTCAACGTTAACATATGGTCCTGCAAGTACAGGACTAGAGAATAGTGTAGCTGCAACAGCTAATGATAATTTTTTCATTTAGAATATGCCAGGGATAATTTGTCCAGTCGTGGCGTAAGCTCCTAGAGCTGCCATGATACCGAGCATAGCCCATCGGCCATTCTGTAGTTCAGCGTTGTCATTCATAGTGTATTCAGTAGGTGCTTGAAGTTGAATTACTTCTGTGTCGTTCATTAAAATAAATGAGTATGTTAATGGGCGATGATGAAAGTTCAGGTCGCCACGTGTTTCCTGTATAGGTGAGTGATTAACTACGACTTACGCATTTACATCGTTTACTTTTTTCTTAGCTGATGCTTTTAACTTTGGATGTAGTTTAACAGCATCTTTTAGTTTTTGTAAGTCACCTGCTGCATCTTTAACAGCTTTGTCAAAGGCTCCGTGACTTTTTCTTAGAGGATCATATACCATAGTTATGCTCCATAAATATCTTTTGAATCTAGTACAGGCTTCTGTGCTAAACCTTTTCCTTTACCTTTGTAATTTCTAAAATCTTTATAAGGACTAGTATTAGGTAAAGTTTTCTGCAACAATTTTACTTGAGCAGGTGTGAGTGCATCTTTGTTAGCGTCAGCCATAGTTATTCCTCGTTAGGTCCAGTGTTTCTGAGTGTTCCGTCAGGATTATATTTTTTCCTACGTGCTCTTTCTGCAGCTAGTCTTTGTGCTTCTGTTGCAGATTTATGTATCTGCTTTGCTTCATCATAGGTTGGCATATTAAAACTCCAAGTTGTCAGATCGTTCTAGTTTTGCGATAACATCTTGCCTATAAGCAGGGTCGTTATCATACCTTCTATCACTCATAGCTGCAACTAATTCTGCTTGACTACGGTAGACATCTTTTGTATTAGTGGGTGCTTTACCTGTTAACATTGTACCTTCATATCCATTTGAGTTTTCATACTGTGCTTTGAGTCCAGAGACTGCTAGTTTGATAGCTTCTACACTACCTGAATTTATTATACTATCAAAAGCTTCAATAGAAGTTGTAGGTAAATTCTCACCAGCCCACTGTACCATATTATTATATGCTGTCTCTCCACCAGCAGCATTCTTAACTTCATTTACTACAGCAGTACTTATATCTGCTACCTCTGCTTCTTGTGAAGCCTGTGGTAGTTGACCTTGTACTTGCATGTAAGCTTCAACCAATTCCTGACTACTCATGCTAGAAAATTTAGCTATAGTCTCAGGTGTTAGTTCTCCTTTTTCACTAAATTCATTAGATGCTGAAGTTATTAACTCAGCCGCTGCAGAAGGTTGTGAAGTTTCTTCTGTTTCTTCGCTATCTTCTTTCGACTCAGTAGGTTCGGAGTCCCCAGCTGATTCGCTATCTTCATCACCTTTTTCTCCAAGTTTTTTTTGAAGTTCTCCATAGGCTTTTTCTAATTCTTGTGCTGACTTATATTTACCAGCAAATAACTGTTCTTGTTCTTGTTGTATACTTTCTCCTACTTGCAGTGAGTCTTGCTCTTCAGCTGTAAGTTGTACACCTTCAGCTTCTCCAGCTACTTCTGCTTGTGGAGTTCCGTCTACTGTTAATGTTTCTGCCATTTATTCTTCAGGTGGTTGTACTGCTTGTGTTAAATTATTTATTCTTTCTTCAGCTTTAGGATCTTTAGAAGGGTCCATTGCTGGAGAACTTGCTAGTTGACCTGCTTGATCTACTAAGGATTGTTGAGCTTGCATCTGTTGTGCTTGCTGCATTTCTTGTCCTAACTGCTCTTCAGTTTTAACAAGGTTAAGTACATCTATACCTTGAGAAGCTGCTAATCTTTTGATTGCTTCACCAGGATTTACATACTTTATTATAGCTTCAGCTCCTAATGTCTGAGCTATAGTACCCATAAACTGTGTTAATGCTACAGCATCTTGACCTCTACCTAACTGATTAACACCAGCTACTATACGTGGTCTTACATATTCTTTAGGTAATTTAGGAATCTGATTTGATCTCTGGAGTACTAGCAACGTTCGGTCTAAATATGGTATTAAGAACTCAACTGTTAGTAGTGAGAATAATCCACCAAGAGATTGTTCTAACTCTAGTTGAGTCATTCGTACTTCTTCCGCTGTAGTACGTTCGGAGTCTCTGACATTAAGTATTAAGAAACCTTCTGATATTCTTTTCTCTAAACCTATCATCATCTGTGAAGCTGTAGCAAAGTCAGCAGTCTTACCTACTTGTACTACTCCTACATCTTCTGGTCTACCTTGAATAATAGCACCGTTACCAGCTTTAGATAATGTTTGTGGTTTAGTTGTAGCTGAAGGGGATACTAAGAATACTACTTTACTAGCTACTGAAGAACCTTCGACAAGAGCTTGTGATAGTCCGTTAAGTGATCTAAGATCTCCTAAGAACTCTTCTACTCTACCTCGTCCGTAATCTTCTCCATCTACTGTATTGAATCGAAGAACTAACCATGGATTTGCATTTTTTGGTGCTGTACTACGGCTTTCAGGGATGACCATATCATCTACTTCCTGATGCCAGATCCAACGACCACTCTTGGGTTCCATCTTAACGCATGTGTATACTTCTGCGTCG